GCAGGCGGTGTATAACATCGCCAACGACCCAGACGGTACGTTACACTGAGGAGGGACAGACAATGCTACACGCACTTATAATCATCGCGCTTATCGCGGCATTCGCATTCACCATTTGGACCATTTACTACACACTGAAGGGGAACTGACATGATGGACATTATCAATCCGTGGGGCGCACTGCGCGACGCAAAGATCATAATGGAGCGCCAAGCGATACGTATTGGTGACCTTTATGAAGAAATCGACGCCTACAAGAAGCAGATTGCGCAAGGCCACTTCCGCAACCCGAAGACCGGCTGCATCGGCCCAAAGGGAAAGACATTCAAATGACCGACACCGTTGACAGCGTCCTATCCGAAGCCCGCAAGGCACTGGTCAAGCGCGACCGTCTGGCCGAACAACTGCGGCAGGCCGATCTGGAACTGAGCCAGCTCACGCAGCGCTACCGCACTGTGTCCAAGATTTGGATCACGTCGCCGCTTATGCTGCGGCACGCCGTTGAGGCGCGCATCGGCAAGAAGCTGGCCGCATAATGGAGATTGAAATGACAGGCATCCAGAAAGCCATAGACATCGCGGGCGGCGCAAATCCGCTCGCCGCAAAGCTCGGCGTATCGCATCAGGCGGTGTACGTCTGGCTGCGCAAGGGCTGGGTGCCAGCCCAACGCGCCTTAGAGATCGAGAAGCTGTTTGACATCCCGCGTGCGGAGCTGTTTAAGCCACAGCTTGCCGCTCTCTTTGCATCCAACTAAACCATGAGCGAGGAGGGACCGCCCATGGGCAACGTACAGCCAATCACACCGCACAACACGTCCGTGCAGGCACCCGCCGAACTGCGGGAGTTACAGGGCTGGCTTATCTGGCGGTTCGAGCAAGATCCCGACAACCCCAACGGCAAGCCGCTGAAGGTGCCCTACTACGCCGACGGCGGCAAGCGCCACGGCAAGCAGGGCGGCCTAGACGACCGTGGCCGCATGACCACCTTCGCCGCCGCACGTGACGCGGCAGCGCGCCGTGGCTTCACTGGCGTCGGTCTGGCGCTCATGCCCGAGTTCGGCATCACGGCCCTCGACTTCGACAACTGCGTCGATGCGCAGGGTAAGCTGCCGCCAGAGATCGAGCAGATTGCCAGCCAGACTTACGCCGAGTACTCACCCAGCGGTAAGGGCATCCGTGCCTTCGTGCGCGGCTCCTACGGCAACCGTAAGTCAGAGAGCAAGGGCAAACCCTACGGCTTTGAAGTATTCACCAGCAACGGCTTCGTGACCTTCACCGGCAACGCCATGCCCTACACCGACTTGCTCGGTCTTGAGGACACCGTGGCCGATCTGGACGCGCTGGTCGCACCGCTCTGCGCGGCGCGCTTTGCCGCGACGCAGCAGCGCGAAGCTGACCCCGACGACTTCATGGCCGGACGCGAGCCGAAGATCGGCTTGAGCATCGCCCAGATGGAAGAGCTGCTGTCCGTGCTCGACGCGGACATGTCACGCGAGGACTGGATCAGGGTCGGCATGGCCCTGCACCACGAGTGCGACGGCGACGACACAGGCTTTGAGATCTGGAACGACTGGTCCTCGGACGGGTCGAAGTATCCGAGTGAAGAAGGTTTACGGACACAGTGGGACAGCTTCGAACGCCGCAAGGGTTCAGGCCACCGTCAGGTGACCATGGCGTCCGTATTGAAGATGGCAAAGGAGGCAGGCGCACCCACCCCGCGCCCCACCTTGGCGGCAACTGTTGACGACTTGCGCGCAGCAATGAGCACGGTTGCCGCCACGCCTACGTTGGGCATGTTCACGCCCGAAGATTACACCGGCCGCTTCCCTATCACGTCGCTGGCAGCCAGCGTTGTGCTACAGCCGGGGGGCTGGCGGATTAAGAACGTGCTGCCCGACAGGGGCCTCGTCGTGCTGTTCGGTGCGTCAGGCTCAGGCAAGACGTTCGTGGCCATAGACATGGCCTACGCCATTGCGCGCGGCGTTGCGTGGCGCGGCAACCGCACCCAGAGGGGCCGCGTCCTTATCGTGGCCGCCGAGGGTGGCAAGGGCATGAGCAAGCGTCTCAAGGCGTATGCAGACTATTACGACATCGACCCCAACGAGGTTGACATTGGCCTGCTGACTGTGCCGCCGAACTTCCTGCTGTCCGAGGACGTGACCGATCTGGCTGGGGCCATTTCCGCATCCGGCGGCGCGGACGTCATCATCGTTGACACGATGGCGCAGGTCACGCCGGGCGCGAACGAGAACAGCTCCGAGGACGTCGGTCTGGCGCTGGGCAACGCACGCGCACTGGAGATTGCGACAGAGGCTCTGATTATGATGGTCGACCACAGCGGTAAGGACGCGTCGAAGGGCGTGCGTGGCTGGTCAGGCAAGCGTGCGGCGGCTGACGCCGAGCATGAGGTCTTGAAGTACGAGAACGGCACGCGCGAAATACGCGTCACCAAGATGAAGGACGGCGACGACGGTTTGAAGTGGGGCTTCCGTCTGGAGACCGTTGTTGTCGGCATTGACGCCGATGGCGACGCGATCACGAGCTGCGTTGCCGTTGAGGCCGACGTGCCTGTGCCGGTGGTTCAGGAGATCGGCCCCAAGGCCCAGCGCTTTGGTCCGAAGGAGCGTCACGTGCTTGAGATCATTGAGAGCGAGTACGAGGGCGTCGAGCGCGCACCTATGGCCGAGCTGTTCGACAAGTGCCTCGCCGCCATGACGAAGCCAGAGCCTCCGAAGCGCGACCTGCGCCGCCGCGATCTGGAGCGTGCAATCCAGTCGCTGGCCAAGCGCAAAGACCCGCTGATCGAAATAAAGAACGGGCATGTAATTTTTTGCATTTAGGGGGTTGACCCCTGCAACCAAGCAGTTTAGAGACCGTGTCACCAACAACACGAAAGGGAAAATACAAATGGCTACTCAATTTAATACTATCGACCTCGCCGGTTCGGTCGTTGACCGTCTGGGCGACATCAAGGCCCAGATCGCCGAACTGAAGGCAATCGAGGCCAACCTCATCGGCATCCTCGTCAATGGCGGCGAGGCCGCAGTGGACGGCAACACATTCCGTGCCACCGTCTCCACCGTCGCCGAGCGTTCGTCGCTCGACGCCAAGGCAGCCGAAGCCAAGCTCCGCGAGCTGGGCGTTGACGGACGCTGGTTCAGCAAGAACCAGAAGGTCACCAAGGGTTACACGACCGTCAAGGTCGTAGCGAGGAAGGCATGATCTTAGCCGCAGAATACACGTCGGGTACCAATCGGTACCCGCCAACCCTCTACATCAACCGGATCGCGGACGGACGCCGTTCGAACGTGGCCGCCTTTACCGTGTCAGGCAAGCGCGAGGCGCGCAAGCTGGCAAAGCAACAGGGAGCAGAACCATGGAACTTTTAGACCGCAGCCGCTATCGCCTGTGCGAGGACAGCAAACTCCTTGAAGAGGCAAAGTACAATCCCACCGCAGAGCTGGCCATCGTGCTGGGCGAGCGTCTGGAAGAAGTGCAGTTCGAAAACGACAAAGAGATTGAAGCGCTGCGGGAACGTGCCGCTGACTTTGAACGCGACGCCAACCGGCTCGACGACGAGCTTTGCGAGTTGCAACATAAAATCGACGTGCTTGAGCTGATGCTCAGTACGCGCGACGAAACTATTGAAGAACTGAGAAAAGGAAACTGATAGATGATAAAGATCGAAGTAACAGGCAACAGCATCCCCGAAGTGGCCGACAAGCTGCTGGCCATCGGTGCCAGCCTGCGGGCCAGCACGGCCGTTCTGCCCATCGCCAACGGCGGCACCGGTGCCCAGACACTGGAAGAAGTTATGGGGGTAGCCGAAGCCGCACCCGTGGACCCTACTCCGGCCCCCCTCGATGCGACATCTGCGGGGGCATCGGCTTCTTCCGCCGCTGCGGACACACATACCGCTGCCCCTGCGGCATCGGTCTCTGAAGACGAAGAGCTGGAGGTTGTTGACCTGCCAATCGCCACGCTCGACATCGAAGCCGACGTGCGGCCGCTGATCCTCAAGGTCGTTACGGCGCGCGGCAAGCCAGTCATGGAAGAGCTACTGTCCCGCTTCGGCGTGACCAAGGCATCCCAGATCGAGGCAGCCCTGCTCCCCGAACTGGTCGCCCTCATGCAAGAGGCGTTGGGCAAGTGAGCGTCCACGCCAAACTAAGCCCGTCCGGCGCACACCGCTGGATGGCCTGCCCCGGCAGCGTCGCGCTTGAGGCACCGTTCCCCGACAGCAGCAGTGAATTTGCTGCCGAAGGGACACTGGCGCACGAACTCGCGTCAGAGTGCCTTATCAGCGGCGCAGACCCCGCGCTGATGATTGGCAAGCCAGCCAGCGTTGACGGCTTCGACTTCACCATCGACCAGACTATGGTCGACCACGTCAAGGACTACATGAAGCTGGTCCGTGAGTACGCCGAAGGCGGTGAGCTTCTGGTTGAGAAGCGCGTCGGCATCGGCCACCTGACCGGTGAGGAAGGCGCAGGCGGCACGTCCGACGCCATCATCATCAAGGGCGACGAGATCATCATCGTTGACCTGAAGTACGGCATGGGCGTGCGCGTTGACGCGGGCGACAATCCGCAGCTCATGATCTACGCCCTCGGCGCGCTGAACGAGTACGACCTTGTCGCCGACTTCGACACGGTCACGATGGTCATCCACCAGCCGCGCCTGAACCACGTCAGCGAGCACAGCATACCCGTCGCGGAGCTGCTGAAGTTTGCCGATAAGGTACGCGGCGCAGCGGACACGGTGCGGTCATCTGACGCGCCCCTCGCGCCCGGCGAGAAGCAGTGCAAGTTCTGCAAGGCCAAGGCGACATGCCCAGCCCTGCGCGCCGAGGTGTCCGAGGTGGTCGGCGGCTCGGCGGACATCAGCGACTTTGCCGATCTGATCCCGCAGGAAATCACGTCCGAGACCAGCGACAACTACCTGCCCGTGGCCATGTCGAAGATTGAAATGGTCGAGCAGTGGTGTAAGGCTGTGCGTGCGGAAACCGAACGTCGCCTGCTTGCGGGTCAGCCTGTCACCGGATACAAGCTGGTCGAAGGGCGTGCTGGCAATCGCGACTGGAGGGACGCAAAGGCCGTCGAGGACATGATGAAGAAAACCTTCCGCATGCGTGACGATCAGGTCTATGACTTTAAGCTGATCAGTCCCACAAAGGCCGAGAAGGTGTTCAAAGAAAACCCCAAGCGCTGGGCGAACCTGCAAGAGCAGATCGTTCGGAGCGAGGGCAAGCCATCAGTGGCACCCGCCACCGATAAGCGGCCAGAGATGGTCGTAAAACCCGTCATGGATGATTTCCGTGACTTAACTGCAAACTGAGGAAATGAAAAATGCAAGTAATGCTTAAAAATATCCGTATCGCCTTCCCAGCTCTGGGCACGCCGCAATCCTTCGGCGAGGGCGATCCAGCATACGGAGCCAAACTAATCGTCGACCCCAAAAGCGAACACGTGAAGCAGATCAAGGACGCCGTCTTGGAGGCAGCCAAGGACAAGTGGAAGGACGAGGCGCAGGAGGTAATCGACGCCCTGACCGACGACCGGAAGGTCTGCTTTGTTGAGGCCGAGTACCGCAACAAGAAGACACGCCAGCCATATGCGGGCTTCGAGAACAAGTTCTACCTGTCCGCGCGCAACGCTGGCACGCAGCCTACGGTCATTGACCGCCTCGGCAACGAAGTCAAAAGCACCGCAGAGATTGAGCGTCTGATCTATTCGGGCTGCTACGTCCACGCGTCGGTCGACATCTGGCCACAGGACAACAAGTGGGGTCAGCGCATTAACTGCACCCTGCGCGGTGTCATGTTCGCCAATGACGGCGAGAACTTTGGCGGCAGCGCACCAGCCTCAGCCAGCGAGTTCGCTGACTTTGCGGTTGACGCGGAAGACCTGCTCTAATGTCGGACGTGGGGCACAACCTCGTCGCCGGTGACGAACTGAACCTGCTCTTCGAACGCATCGAAAAGATGGAAGAGCAGAAGAAGGAAATCGCCGAGGACATCAAGGACGTTTTCGCCGAGGGCAAGTCTCGCGGCTATGACGTCAAGATCATGCGGCAAGTCCTTCGCCTGCGGGCGTTAGACCCCGACAAGCGGCAGGAAGAACGCTACCTTGTCGACGCATATGCGTCGGCTATTGGCCTCGACCTGATTTAACGCTATAGGGACGGCGCGGCGGTTGGATGCTTCGGCATTAGTTGGAAGCAACCGCCGCGCCCTCTTTTCTGGCGGACCGCGCCACGCACCGGGTGATCCCTCTCCCGTTGTTGGTAACTAGCGCGGCGCGGTCCACCAGAATTGAGGGACACATGACAACACTTTACCTAGACCTTGAGACCTACAGCCCCGTGCCAATCACGCACGGCACGCACCGCTACGCCGAAGAGGCGGAGGTGCTGCTGGCCGCGTGGGCGTGGGACGATAAGCCTGTACAGGTGGTTGATTGCACGGGCGTGTGGCCTGAGTTCGCCCCCAGCCTGCAAGCGGCTATCGACAAGGCCGATACCGTTGTCATCCACAACAGCCACTTCGACCGCACCGTGCTGCGCCACTGCGGCGTGAACGTGCCCGTCGAGAAGATACGCGACACGATGGTGCAGGCGCTGGCCCACAGCCTCCCCGGTTCGCTGGGCACACTCTGCGACGTCCTCGGCGTGCCGACTGATAAAGCTAAAGACAAGGCGGGCAAGAAGCTGATACACTTGTTCACGAAGCCACGCCCAAAAAACATGAAGCTGAGGAGAGCCGATCATGTCAGTCACCCCACCGAATGGAACGAGTTCATCGAATACGCCCGCCTCGATGTGGACGCGATGCGAGACGTATATGGACGCCTGCCGAATTGGAACAATAGTCGGGGTGAGCGGAACCTTTGGCGAATTGACCAAAGAGTTAATGACCGTGGCATCGCCATCGACCTTGAACTCGCCCACGCAGCCCTTCGAGCTTTTCGAAGAACTTCAGGAACTCTGGCCGCTCGTGCAGCCGATCTGACAGGCGGCCACGTAACGAAGCTGACGCAGGGCGCGCGCTTCCTACAGTATCTGCGGGACTACCACAATTTTACCCCAAACAACCTGACCAAGGGCACGGTCGCCGAACTGCTCCGCAGCGATGGGCTTACGCCCTTCGTGCGCGAGTTGCTGGAGATACGGCAGCAGGCGGCGGCCACCTCACCGGCTAAGTACAAGGTGCTGCTCGACGCAACGTCGAGCGACGGCCGTCTGCGCGGCACGCTACAGTTCTGCGGCGCATCGCGCACAGGCCGTGACGCGGGGCGGATATTCCAGCCGCAGAACCTGCCGCGTCCGACGATGGACGCCGACGTGATCGAGGGCGGCATCGCGGCGATGAAGCTGGACTGCGAAGACCTGCTGTTCGACAACGTGACCGACCTGTGCTCCTCCGCCGTGCGCGGCTGTCTGGTGGCCCCTGCGGGCCGCAAGCTGGTCATCGCCGACTTGTCCAACATCGAGGGCCGCGTGCTTGCGTGGCTGGCCGGTGAGGACTGGAAGGTCAAGGCCTTCTACGACTTCGACCGAGGCATCGGGCACGACCTGTACGTGGTCGCCTACGCCAAGGGCTTCAACGTCGATCCCGAGGTGGTCGTCGATAACAAGAAGAACGGCGACGGGTCCATGCGCCAGTACGGCAAGACGATGGAGCTGGCGTGCGGCTATCAGGGCGGCGTCGGTGCCTTCCGCACGATGGGCGGCCCTGCGGTCGCGGCCATGACGGACGAGGAAATCCAGCCACTGGTAAGCGCGTGGCGCAAGTCGCACCCCAATGTGGTTAAGCTCTGGTACGGCGTCGAGGCTGCGGCCAAGCAGGCCATCCGGAAGCCGGACGACCTGTCCCACTACGACAGGCTCCAGTTCGACATGAAGGACGACTGGCTGCGCATCAAGCTGCCCAGCGGGCGCTACCTGTCCTACCGCAACGCCAAGATCGAGGATGGGCGGATCACGTTCGAGGGTGTGAACCAGTTCTCCAAGAAGTGGGAGCGGATCGAGACCTATGGTGGCAAGCTGGTGGAGAACATCGTTCAGGCCGTCGCACGCGACGTCTTCATGACCGGCATGGTCGGCGCAGAGAAGCTAGGCTACGAAGTCTGCATCCGCGTGCATGACGAGCTGATCACCGAGGTGCCGGACACGGACGACTATTCGGTAGAACAACTGGCGTGGGCCATGGCCACCAACCCGTCGTGGGCCGTCGGCCTGCCACTGGCTGCGGCTGGGTTCGAGACTTACCGATATAAGAAGGACTGAGGCATGCTCACGCAATTAAACCCACCGATCCCGATGGACACGCCCAAAGGCTCTGGCCTTGCGCTGGCCGTCATCGACTATGGGCTGGAGCACAGCCTGCTTTGGGTCGTCGCGCTGGACGACAGCGGCGAAATCTGGTGCGTGCCGAACGCAGACGTCCGCATGCAGAAGAACTGGTCGGCGGGGCGGTTAGTCGAATGACGCCCGCAGGCAAGCTACAGGACCGCCTGAAGCAGTTAGTGCAGAAGAGTGGGGGTCAGTACCGCAAGGTGCGCTGGGAGGGCCGTAACGGATGCCCAGACTGCTTTGTGTGGTGGCAGTGGCCGCACGTCGCCTTCATCGAGATCAAGGCCGACAACGACCGCGTCAGCAAAGTGCAGCAGCAAGAGATATTACGCATGCGGGCGCACGGCGTGCCGGTGTACATTGCGCGGACAAACGAAGAAATCGACGAAATTGTGGAAAAAGTGCGAAAGGGGGTTGCAACCAGTTAGTTGATGTGCCAATAAGGCTTACCAACACAGAATAAGGGATTACGAAATGACAAACATTGAAGCCAAAGCCGAAATCGCCCGCCTCGCCGCAGTGGCAGTCGCGCCTGATTATTTTGTCGCCATCGACGGCGAGTTTGCCGCCGCGCCTACTTCAGGTTGGGTACCTTCTTATAGTTCAGAAGCTGCTTGCGCGACGGAAGAAGAAGCCGAGCGTCGCGCAGCACGTCAAGGTGGTTGCGTAGTTGCCCGCCGTTCACCAGCGGAAGGTCGCGCTACTCGCGTCGCTCGTCTTGAAGCGCTTGCCGCAGCATAATCAACACGGGGGCTTCGGCCCCCACACTTTTAGAAAGCAGCAGAGTGACACGGACGTTTAATCCACACGACTATCAGCAGGACGCCATGCGCTTCCTGTACGACGTGCCGCGCTGTGCGCTGTGGATGCCGATGGGTGGCGGCAAGACCGTCACCACGCTCACCGCGCTGGACAACATGTCCGTCGTGGACGACATCTATCCCGTGCTCGTGCTGGCACCGCTGCGCGTCGCGAAGTCAACGTGGCCGGAAGAGGTTCAGAAGTGGGATCACCTGTCGCACCTGCGCGTCAGCGTCATCACCGGCACGCAGAAGCAGCGCGAGCGTGCGGTGGCCAAGGACGCCGACATCTACTGCATGAATTACGACAACATCGGGTGGCTCCGCAGGGAGCTGGGCGACGCGTGGCCGTTCAAGACGGTGGTCGCGGACGAGTTCACCCGCCTGAAGTCCTTCAGGCTGCGTCAGGGAGGCTCTAGGGCGCGTATGTTGGGTCAGGTGGTCCACGGAGAGGGGACGCGCTTTATCGGCCTCACAGGGACGCCAGCGCCCAACGGGGTCAAAGACCTGTGGGGGCAGATATGGTTTCTGGACAAGGGCGAGCGTCTGGGCCGCACGTTCAGCGCCTTCGAGCAGCGGTGGTTCCGCAAGGGCTACGACGGCTACAGCCTCGTGCCTTACGAGCACACGCAGCGTGAGGTCGAGGAGAAGCTGCGCGACGTCTGCCTGACTGTCCGTGCGCTGTCTGTCGAGGAGCCGAACGTGGTGCCGGTCTACTGCGACTTCATCCCGTCGGTGCGCAAGCTGTACGTGTCGATGGAGACGGAGATGTTCGCGCAGCTCGCGGAGAACGAGGTCGAGGCGGCCAACGCCGCCGTGCGGACGCAGAAGCTGTTGCAGATCGCCAACGGCGCGATGTACGTAGGCGAGGAAGGGAAGTGGGAGGACATCCATAATGCCAAGCTGGACGCGCTGGAAAGCATTATCGAGGAGGCTAATGGCGCGCCCGTGCTGGTGGCCTATAACTTCAAGCACGACCTTCAGCGCCTACAGATGCGTTTCCGTCAGGGTCGGGTGCTGGACGCTAACCCTGATACGATCAGGGACTGGAACGCCGGGCGGGTGCCGATACTATTCGCTCACCCTGCGTCGGCGGGACACGGGCTGAACCTCGCGGACGGGGGTAACATCCTCGCCTTCTTCGGGGTCAACTGGAACTTAGAAGAGCACATGCAGATCATCGAGCGCATTGGCCCCATGCGGCAGAAGCAGGCGGGGCACGACCGCCCCGTGCTTATATACCCGATACTGGCGCGCGACACCGTGGACGAGATCGTCATGGAGCGCCTGTCAAGCAAGCGCAGCATTCAAGAGGTGCTGTTAGAAGCCATGAAACGAAGGAAAAAGAAATGAAAATCATCAAAGAGATAAACGAAGAACTTAACGAAATGGCTAAGGTGCCAGAGCCAAAGGCCGCCGAGTTGTTGGGCCGCGCTGCGGCGCACATGCACGACCGATCCGCGACCTATGACGAGCCAGAGGGCGAGCGGTCGATGGGCAAGATCGTGACGGCCTTCAACGCCATCACCGGCCGCGACCTGACCGAGAGCGAGGGCTGGATGTTCATGCAGCAGGTCAAGCTGGTGCGCCTGTTCACGCGCAGCGAGTACCACGCCGACAGCGCCGAGGACAACATAGCCTATGCCGCGTTGCTGGCCGAAGCCAAAGGAGACGGACGTTGAAGAAGATTAACACTGGACGGTTCGAGGACGCGCATCAGATGCCCATCCCCGAAATGGTTACACGTCGTACTTCTCAGCCAGCTTCTGCGCGTCAATCGAACCGCCCTGCGCCAAGAACGGTATCTCGCCCTTGAGCATCATGTTCAAGACTTCGTCGGGGTCCATGCCGAGGCGGTCTGCCGTATAGCGAGCGCGGGCCTCAAAGGTGCCAAGGAAAGGCTCGGCTGCCGAACCAAGGCCGGTAGTATCCCCGCCCCCAAGCCACATAGATGCCTGATACTGCGCGGGAGATATGCCCATCCGCTTGGCTTGATCTTGCTGCCAGTTTTCGTAGTAGCCGTACTCATTGTCACGCGGCTTTGCAGCCCAGAGCGCCGGGTCTTGCAGGGCGTCTTCCATAGGTATGTAGCCCTCGGCTACCCAGCTTTGCGGGCGGTACGTCATAGACACTTCGTCCTCGCCTACCTCGCCCTTCTTGTTGATCTTGCCGGGTTTAATTTTAACCGAAGACTGAATGACATCTTCTGGGAGGCCGGGGTACTGGCGACGCAGGGTCTCCATTGCGCTTTCAGGTGTTTTCGCTAGTTCTGCGATTGACGTCTCCAAGAAACGCGGGTCGCCCGAAAGAATGCCGGGCAGCCGGAAATTGTGCGTGTCAATCGTCGCGACCTGTTGGTTGCCTTGCAGATTGCTTGAGAAACTCGCAGGCTTTGGATTTTTGT